TACTAAGCAACGGGGGGGTATTCGCCATTTCAAGACCTCTGACGCCGCTTTGTCTGCTATTCGTCAGATTGGCCAGAATGGTGCTCAGATTGATCTCGCGTGACGTTGCTAGGCTGCCCCTGGTCTGGGGGCAGTCTGGACAGTCAGCGGTGCCGCTCGCGCAGCGAGCCCGGCCAAACGTGTTTACCGGCCTGGCTTGGTCCGTCCTGGTCTGGGGTCCTCTCCGATCCTGGCCCAGGGCCCCGGCCCTCTCATGCCCAACTGGGGGTTTTTCCCTGCGGTACGCTGCGTGCTTCGCCCAGGTCTGGCCCTTTAGATACCACGGTGCGGCGTGGGGGTTGCCCTTCTGGGTGATGCGGAAAACCTGTTTTCCGGCTATGCTGCGGGAGCCGGTCTAGTAATACCGGCTATTTGTCTCACTGGTGAGATTTTGAGGGCGAGAGCATGTCGTGGTCAGTTGACTGGGTTTCGATTCGCCAGCATCATCAAGGCGTTGAAAACAAAGGGGAAAATCTTTGTTTGTGGCTCGATGGAACAACCGGCGCTGTCCTTTCTGAGGGGGTCGGCTATTTGTCTCACAAAGGCAGCTTTTCTACCGCCGTTAGCCTCCGCGCCTCCGGCGGCGTGGTGGAGTGGTCCGGCAATCCCTCCCGCTGGGGTCGCGCCGATAATCTCTTTGGATTCACTACCTTGCGGGACTGTCTTCACAAGGTCATTAATCCTCACCTGGAAGCATATGGCCTGCCGCCCTTCTCCTATGATCTGCGCCCCGGTCCTGCCCGGCAGCTCACCTCTCCGGCTGCTCAGGATGGGGCCCTGGATCACAGCGGCGCCGTGATTACCCGTGTCGATCTCTGCCGGAACCTGGTCACCGGTTCCGCTCGCGCTCGTGATGCGTACCTGCGCGCTGCTTCCTGCGCGGTGTACCGGGGCAAGAGTGGCGAGCCCCGTCAGGGGTCGGTGACGTTCGGCTCTCGTCGTAACCGCCTGCTCAAGTACTACGATAAGGCCGCAGAGTTGCGGGCTCATATGCCTAGGCTCGGTCCGCCTCCCGCGAATTTCACGTTGGAGGTTCGCCGGGAGCGGTCTGCTATCATGGATGGCATAGAGTATCGTAAGCGCCTTGCCGACTGGTGCGATGATGTGGGACTGGTCCGGCAAGAGGTCCAACTGGGACGCCAGGCGCTGGCGAAATTGGCGTTACGTGAACTTGGTGATTGGTCAGACTATAGGGCGACCCAGGTGGTGGCCGAAATGGTGGACTCGATGAAAATTGGTTGCTCGGTTGATATGCAAGATGCCTATGCCGCGTTTCTCGCTGCTGGTTTCACCCCGCGGCGTGCGGCTGTGCTGTCCGGTGTGGTGTCTTCCTGGTACATGGGCCACGACCCTGCCCAGGGCGTGAGTCGGGCCACCTGGTATCGGTACTGCTCTGAGGTGGCCCGTGTCATGGGTATCGATCTGCGTACTAAACCCGATGTTGCTGTTCTGACGGCTCGTGTTCAGTCCGTCGAACTGTCTCCCGCTGTTCCTCCCTCCTGGTATCGCCATGCGGCCTGATCGCTTCTTCTAGCATGGCCGTTGCCTTATCGGGGCTGCCGATCGCCTCCAAGATCGTGCTCCTGATCTTGATCTCTACCATTTCCCTGCCCTCGCGTTTTTTTTAATTCCTCGGTTAGAACCCTCTCCACCACTGCCCGAATCGTAGCTCCCTCCCTGGCGGCTAGCTCTTTGATCTTCTTGTGCAATGCGTCGGAGATATAGAGCCCTTTCAGCTCGCTCACGGTTGGCGCTCCTTCTTTCGTTGAATGGTTCTTGCATTCTGGCCGCTTCCGGCTATTCTTGAAACCGTAAATCCTGTTTTCATGAGGTTGCCGCCATGCTAGTTGAAATTGTCCGTGAGGATTGCGCCGTCGAGTCCCGCAACGCCAACACGAAGAACGGACCCCAGACGTTCTACCATCAAACGGCTTACCTGCATCTGCCTGGTCAGGCGTACCCGTCTCGTTTTCGTGTTCCTGTCCATGGCCCGGCTGATGCGTACCAGCCTGGCCGCTATACCGTCTCTCCCGCTTCGTTTCGCATCAATCCGTATGGGGACCTGGAAATTAATCGTTTCGATTTCTCACTTGTCCCTGTTGCAGCTCAGGCCCAGGGGGAGCGTAAAGCCTCATGAGCAACGTGACCCGCTATGTGGAAGTTTGCGCCGATCTGGTCGATGGCGTCTGCAACGCCACCGAGTGGGTGCCCTTCCCTGGTGAGTCGATCTATTCAATGGCTGATGCGCTCGCCATTTCGGCGGCCATTGCGGGGCTTTGGGCTGTGGCATGGCTCGCTCGTCCTGTTGCGCATCTCTTAACCTCCATCCGCTGAAAGGTGATCCTATGATCCGTAAATCCCTCGCTCGTATCGGTGCCGCTGGTGCCGCCATGGCCGCATCTGCTTCTGCTCTCGCTCAGACAGCTACAGCTGAAGCCACTCCGGCATCTGGTCTTGATGTTACCAGTGCTGTTTCTACTATCGAGAGTGGCACGGCTGCCGTTACTGCTATCGGTGCTGCTGCCCTGGTCGTTCTTGCCGGTGCTGTCGTGTTCAAACTCGTACGCCGCGCTATGTAAGGCGCCCCGCTGCGGCGAGGACCGGACCCACGGACCGGACCGCAGCAAAGCGGGGGCGCCTCTCCGGCGCCCTCGTTTTTTTTATCACCATCACCAGGACAAAGGGCCATGACTTATGATCGTCGATCCTTCTCCCGCCTCACTGGTTATGCTGGCCTTGTTGGGTGCCTTCTGGTTGGCACTTCCACGCTAGTCCACGCTCAGAACTATCCTCCTTATTACTCCCAGGCCGAACGTGTCCACATTGCCGCGACGTATGCGCGTCAACAAAGCATCGCCTCTGGTACCGCTGTTGTTCCTGTTGACGCTCGGGCGCGTTGGACCTCTCCCGATGGCTCCATGACCCGCTATCGAACTTCCACAATTAATGTACCTAAATCAACGCTCAGGATCGGCGCCCTTTCTGCCCTGGGGCGTGGTGTGATGCACCCTGGTTTACATATCGCTATCGTAGCTGCTGGTTTTATATATTCTCAGTCAGATGGTATAACTAAGTTAGAACCTTCATCTAGTGAACTACATTATGATTCAAATCAAATAAATCTAGATTCTTGGCATGCTTCAAATACTGGTTATGGATATTCAATAAATGGTCAAAATTACAATTTGCCCATATTGAACGATAATTCCCATCTTCATTCATATTGCGAACGGTCTGATTTTTATTGTTATATAACTGATGTTAGTGCAGGATCTAATAATAGAACTTTAGTAAGATTTGAGGTAAGGCGCACTAGCAATAATTCTAGTGTTTCAGGCCATTCACACATATATAATAATGTTGTTTCTTCAAACTACATTGATGGTTACATACCAGGTGAGAATCAAGTGCCGATAACGGAAGATGATTATCTTTTAATCGATCCGCATATTCCCCCTTCCCTCTATGATGAACTGTGGAACGGTGCGCCCATTCCCGAATGGCAGGACGCTATAACCGTTCTGGGTTCTCCGGCATCTGATGTTAGCGCAGACGGTGCTCTTGCCCCTGAGGTTGCCAGTGCTATGGGCAGATGGGGCCAAAATATGGATGCTCAATATAACGGTAATCCAGCCCCTAACCCTGACCATCCCACCACTGGCAACACTGCTCAGGACCAGGTCGCCGAGGAGTTCCTAGACGGCAATATACCCTCGTTCCCTGATATCGACGTTCAATGGCAGACTGAGGTTCTCGACCTTCCCTCGTTTTCGTCCGGTATCGGCGGGGGCTCTTGTCCTGGTCCTGCGTCTATTCCTCTCCCTGGTGGTACTGGTTCCGTCGATATCTCTTACCAGCCTGCCTGCGATCTTGCCACGATGGTTCGTCCTGCCCTTATCGGTATCAGTGGCCTCATCGCTTGCATGATCGTTCTGCGCGCTCGTGGAGGTTCCTAAATGCCTGCTCTGCTTGTTACCGTCCTAACCAGCTTCGGTACGTTTCTAACAACGTCCCTCCTCGCTCGCCTCGCTTCTCTGGTCGTGTTTTCTACGATTGGTATGGCTACGATTAACGGTATTCTCTCTTCTGCTATGGGTAGCCTTGGCGCTGCTGGAGATGCCTTGTTTATCGCTGCTCTTGCGGGTGTTGGTGAGGGTTTTTCTTTAATCGGCTCTGCGTTGTTACTCCGTGCTACCATCAACGCCTGGTCTGTTCGCCCATCGTCTGCGATTACTGGGGGCTCCTGATAAATGGCAATTCATCTGATAACTGGCGTCCCTGGTGCTGGTAAATCTCTTCGTTTGGTTTATCAATGCTGCCAGCGCCTAGCATCTGAGAAGGAACAGGATCGGCCTGTCTTTGGCAATATTCGGGGTTTTCGTCGTCAGGCTCCTCTTCCAGGTTCTAAGTTTCAACATCCTGATGGTAGATTTGAGGATATTTCCGGTGAGTGGATGGATGTTCCTGACGGTTCAATTATCCTAATTGATGAAGTGCAGGAACGGTGGCGACGTTATCGCACCACCGGCGAGCCGCCGCCAGAAATTGCGGCTTTAGAACGTCACCGCCATCGTAATATTGATTTCATTTTGACTTGCCAGAATCCTAAACAGTTGTCCGATGATGTCCGGTCCCTGGTTGATGTTCACGAACATCTAACAAAAAAATCCAAGAACAGCGCTACCGTTTACCGCTGGAGTGGTCGTTGTTCAACCTCACCATACACTAGTCGGCGTGATCCTGATTGCGAAGTTTCTTTCTGGCGCTATCCTAAATGGGTTTTCGATGAATATGTTTCTGCCGATGAACATACCGTAAACAAAAATGTTCCTCGAATTGTAAAAATTGCTGTTGGTATGGCCCTTGCTATTCCTATTATGTTTTTTGTTGCCTATAAGCAAATAACGGGGATTTTTGATCAAGATGAATCGTTATCTATTGCTCAGAATAGTGCGCCTAATACTCCGCCGCCTGTTACGCAAATTGTTGATACCCCGGAAACGGTAGAAGAAACGGTAGAAGTAGTCGGAGTTGTTATCCAGGGTAAGAAGTGTCGTGCCTATGATTCTCTCGGTCGTGTTGCTTTTGTTCCTCAGGATGAATGTTTTAATGTCTATGAATCGGGTCCGCCTCGTCAGTTACCTGTCATCACCTTCTGACAATTTCGCCCTGGTTCCCTTTGTCACCTGACGTGCTGAGTCGTGCCGCGCCCAGCTAAGCGCCGCGAGGAACGAGCAAGCGAAGCGGGCGCGGCCCGCCGCCCAAGCCCGATAGGCTCTATCTATCAAATCTCAGTTTTGATTGATACGTTTAACTAGATCAAATCAGGATTTTGATTTATACTGTCATTGTAAGTTAAGCAAATCACTGGAGTGGTCGAAATGGAAATTTACAAGGCAGCCGAAGAGTTTCAGATCAATTGTGATCCTTCAGATCGTGTTTGGTACATTGTGGAAGGTGGGGGGTATTATTCCGTTCGTCGGCTCTTTGAATCTCAGGGTGGCGCCCTTCCTGCTGGTGATCGGTACAT